ATCTAACTATTATCGCCTAATGAGCGAGGAATGGAAAGTTTAACTTCCTAATAGTCGGATTTGCTGTAGGGGTCGGTCAGAAACTATAAACAACCAAACACTCGTTAAGGAGAGTACCAAGTATGAGCATCATTGCCATACGGATGGTCTACAGACTACAACGGTTGGGTTATTGTGGTGGATAAGCGGTCGAACGCATTATAACTTGGATTAACGTGGTGATCAACTAACAGTATCACCGCTCCATGTTGTGGAACACCTTCATTAATTGGTGTATCCTATAAGGTTCGTAATTCCGCTCGGTTCACTTATAACTAGTTATCTGAGCATAGTCGCCGGTGTGGCTTCTTAATCCACACAAGAGAGACGGGACCCGATGAATTCTCAAAGGGGAAAGGCAAGCACCAAAGCTTCCGGACAAAACAAGTCCTTAAAAACTAGACAAGCCATTAAGTCTCAAACAAATGATGGTTCGCGGCGACCTATGAAGGCGCAGCGGCGTACCCGAGATCTTTCTAACACTATGAGTGGGAAAGGTGAACTTAAACTCGGTTCTTCGAACAGCTCTCGCGTTCGGAAGTCTCATATTATTGAGGAAGATGAGTATATTGGTGAAGTGAACGGTTCAGTTTCATTCGCTACTACATCATATCCAGTCAACATTGGTCAATCTACTACATTCCCTTGGGGGTATAAGATTGCGGCACTCTATGAAAAGTATCAGTTCACATACTTAGAGTTCTATTATCGGCGTGAAGTTTCCGAATACGCTACCAATGGACAGGCGGGCAAAGTTATGCTCTCCTTTGACTTTGATGCATCAGATGCTCCCCCTTCTGGGAAGCAGCAGGTTCTTGATACAGAACCTCATGTCGACGGAATGCCGTGCATGGATCGCATCGGTCTTGTCATCAATCCACGTGAATTGGCAAGACAGGATAGTTGGTATGTTAGGCCTGGCTCTCAGCCGCTTAATACCGACATTAAGACATATGATTGTGGGAACCTTTTT